AAAGAATTACGGACAAACTCAAAAAACTTCTCGCTCTCGCAGAACGGGGATGCGGTGGGGAGGCAGAGAACGCCCGCCGTCTTCTTGAAGAACACCTGAGAAAATACGGTATGACGCTTGAAGACATCTGCGAAAACAAGACTTCACGCAGGACATTCAAGTATAGGAACAAAGAAGAACGCACGATTATCATTCAAGTCTTTTTATCGGTTCTCGGCAGTAAGAGTGAAGCATTTAAGGGGGCAACTTACAATGCTTCAAAGAAGACAATCTACATAGACCTGACAGATTTGGAATATGCCGAAATATCCGACATGGTTGCGTTCTTCAAGTCTCAGTTCAACAAAGAGAAAAAACGCCTGATGAAAGACATTCTCTATGCCTTCGTCAAAAAACACAACATCTTTGACTGCACCCCTAATGATGATGACGAGGCAAGCAACAAGGAAATAGACCTTGAAGAACTCATGCGCATTTTATCCCTATCAAATGGTATGGAAGACGTGACATACAGAAAAGCAATTTCAAACAAATGACGATATGGAAACAATGATTTTTAAGACACCTTGCCAAACAGAACGGGAAGCCCGTGACTTGGCTATTTATAACGAGTATAACGCCCTGATTGCCGTTGAAGGACAGAGCAAAACGCTCGTAACAGAACACCTGATGAAGAAATATAACATACACAGCGCAGGAACTATTTACTTGATTCGCCGCCGTGTGGAGAAGAAATTGGAAGCGCAGAAAGGGGGTATAAATGGCACTAAGTAAAGAGGCGCAAAAAAATCAAGACCGAGTACAATAAAAAGTACATGGAAAGGTATTGGGAGCGCAAAGCTGAAAAGAGAAAAAACGAGACCAAAGCGGCGGCAGAAAAGACAAAGACTGTGACAACAAAAAGAACGACAAAGACTGTGAGCACCGTTACAGTCAAAGAAACAGAACTTTTTGAATGGCTTTTTCCCGAACCGCACGTCACGGAGGTTACAGTCTCCCGGAACGGACAGTCTGACGCACAGTATATCAAAGCTCTTGAAACGGCTAACAAGACCATAAACACGGAAAACGCCCGTCTTCAAAAACTCTTGATTAAATATCAAGACATCGTAAGAACGGGATTGAAAGCGATAATGTTTGACATCGAAAACTGTAAGTCATTATGAAAAAGAAAATTATTCAATGGGGGCTGATGACCGTTCTCGGTCTTTGGGGAATGGTTTCATTCATGGTTCTCGCAGGAGAAGAAGCCCCCGAGGTATGTATGACATTGGGCGATTTCTTTCTGATTAAAGCCCTTGCGATAACAAGTTTTTCAGGTTGCATTCTATGCGGGAAATGGCTCTCAAAAAAGGGTCTTTTACCGGAAATAAGCATACAGGAGGATTGAATATGGAAATCACTTTGGAACAACTCAATGAAAAGATAGACAACCTTTCACGGTTGACGCTTATCAGTTCAAAAACGGTTCTTGACTTTGAAGAAACGATTTTGTTCACGGGATTGAGCAAAGGACACCTTTACCGCCTGACAAGCAACCGGGAGATACCGTATTTCAAAAAGAACCGTAAGCTATATTTCAAAAAATCTGAATTGGAAGAATGGATGCTTGACCAGCGCATTCCGACAAAAAATGAAATTCAAAGTCAGGCGACAACTTATTTGGCAACCCATAAATGACACCGCCATGAATAACCGAACAGCAAACATATTTGACGCATGGATTATCAACCAACACAACAGGTTGAAAGAAAGAATCGCTTCTTCAACCATGTTCGATGATGACGCTTTTCAGGAAACATACCTGACCATGCGGGAAGCCCTGACGATAAAGGATATTGAACTCGATTTTGAACCCGTGTTCATCAAGCTATACAGACGTATGTTAGCACGTGAGTTAAGCACAGAGTTCAGATATTCCCACCCCGACCCCTTGTTCTTTGTTCTTCTCCGTTCTGATGAAGAAAACCCAGAAGAAATTGGGCAAACCCCGGCAGAGAACATTCAGGCGAAACAAGTTGATGAATATGTGAGATACAATTTCAAGCCCAGTGACTACCTGATATTTCATTTGAAATTCTTTCAGGCTATGACTTGGCAAGGCTTGATAGACTACACGGGGCAAAGCTCAGCCACAATAGCAAAAAGACTGAATAACATGAAACACGCTGTAAAGCAACGTTTTACCCCCCCCATTTATAACATATCTTAACGTTTTATCAATATAAAAATAACATAACTAAAATAACAGCAATATGAAACTCACAATTTTTGACAAGAACAACAGCGGAACGACATCAGCAAGAACAGGCGTTCGCTCGGTTTATATCAACAGAAAAACCGGGAATATTTCATTCTCAAACACCTTGAAAAAAGGGAAAGGAATCACAGTTGAACAGACCGTCTATTTTGCAAAGGACGAAGACAGCAAGACGGGAGATTGGTATATATGCTTCAACGCCGGAGAAAACGGGTTAGCCCTCAGAGAGAAAAAGAACAGCGGCTATGCGAAAGACTGTGAACGCACGATTTATTTCAGCAACAAGTTCATCGCGAACAAAATTCTTGACGCTTCAAAAGCCCAACAGTCAGCCTCTTTTCTTGTCAGTGAGAAACCCGTTATGATTGACGGCAAAGAATGGTTCAAAATCGTATTATCAAAGCCATTGAGAGTTAACTAAATAAATTATTCACATTTCAAATTTCATCATTATGGAAAATGACATTATTGAAATCAAACAAGCTGAAATGCTTGCGGGAATTACCCGGTCAGAAATTGACATTCAGATTGCCACGGCGAAGCAATATCCCCGTGACCTGAACACAGTCTTGAACAAAATCGCCACCTATGCCACAATGGATAGGGAAACGGCAGAAGACTGCTTCTATGTTCTCAGAAGAAAGGACGCAAACGGTAATGACAACACCATTGAAGGGCTTTCGATCCGTATGGCAGAAATCATCGCAGGGGCTTGGGGAAACCTGAGAGTTCAGACCCGCATCATCGGAAATGACGGGCGTAAAATCACGGCTCAGGCTGTCTGCCATGACCTTGAAACAAACTTCGCCGTTTGCAAGACCGTTGACCGCCGGATAACAACGAAAACGGGTAAGACATACAGTGACGACATGCAGGTTGTGACAGGCAACGCAGCCGCCTCAATCGCTTTCAGAAACGCAGTCTTGGCGGTCATACCGAAAGCCGTTACAAAACGTGTCATCAATGAAGTTAAAAAGGTTGCGCTCGGTCAGGCGATTGACGTTGAGACATCACGCAAGAACTGTTTGGCGAACTTCGCAAAAGCGGGTGTGACGGAAGCCATGATTTGCCAATATCTCGGTATTAAGGCTATCGCAGAAATCGACAAAGAAAAGCTGTTTGAACTTAGAGCCACTTGGAACGCTATCAAAGAGGGAACGACAACCGTTCAGGAAACCTTTGTCAAACCACAACTTGAAGCCAAAGCACAAGAAGAAGCCAATAAAAAGACCGCTTCGGCGGCTGACAAGGCGGCAGCGGCTATCGCACAAGCAACGGGAGAGATACCCGCCAACGTTGACCCTGAAACGGGGGAAATCAAAGAAGAAAAGTCAAAGAAAACATCAACATCTAAAAAGTAAAACATTATGAAAGAAGTAATTGAAGTCAAAAGAGACGATTTGCGGGAACTTTATCAGGTATTAACCAATTACCCGGCTATTTCAAAAGAACAGGTTCAGAACGAAATGCACAAAGTTTTCGGGGAAGATACATTCAAGCCCAAAGACATCACAGAACGTGTGAAAACCTTTGAAGACGCTTGCCGTGAACTTGGAGAAGAACACCCGTTTGTAAGCGCATACACCGCATGGATAAAGCATGAAGAGTTTGACGACCAAGAAGACATTCTCGCTTATATGAAACTCCGTATCATCTGCGCCGCCTTGAACGAGGGCTGGGAGCCTCAATTCACAGAGGACGAATGGCGTTATTATCCTTGGTATTGGCTCTATACTCAGAAAGAAATCAAAGACATGGATGAAGACGAAAAAACAGACCGCCGCTTAATGTCAACAGGCGACTATCAAACAGGTTATGCGGGTCTCGCCTGTGCGTACTCGCTTAACGCCCCCTCGTCTGCGACTGCGAACGTCGGTTCTCGCCTTTGCTTAAAGAGCGACACGCTCGCCGTTTACTGCGGGAAACAGTTCATCAACATCTGGGCAGACTTCTGTCTTATCCGCAAGTGAGTAACAACAAATGTTTAACATTCAAATATCAACAATTTATGGAAACGAAAAATAACAGCGAATTTTTATCGAAAGTAAACGCTTTTCAGAATGAAGCGCAAGAGTTTATCGAAAAGTCTGATAAGAGACACGCCGTAATTGTCATCGCCTCTGAGCCTGACGAAAACGGGGAAGGCTCACGTCAAACCGGGTCTATCATGGGAAATGAAGAAGAAGCCGTTTACGCCTTAGCCGGATTCATGAGACAACCGCAAGGACGTGAGTTGTTAAAACGGGCTGCTGCTTTAAGCATGGCTGAGTCTTTAATGAAATCAATATTGAACGCAAAAGAGCAGGAGGAAAGAAAATGAGCTACACGATTATCAGACCGAAAGACCGTAACGAATGGCTTGAACACAGAAAGTCAGGTATCGGGAGCAGTGAGGTTGCAACCATTCTCGGGTTGAACCCGTGGGAAACCCCTTATCAGCTTTGGAGACGCAAGGTTGGTCTTGATGAACCTAAAACAGAGACCTTTGCTATGAAAGCGGGTCATTATCTCGAAGACGCTGTTGCGCAGTTTTGGCATGACGATACGGGACGTGAAATAATCAAGTCATCAGCCGGGGACTGGCTGATAAGAAATAATGAACGCCCCTATCTACAGGTCAGCCCTGACCGTACATATTGGCTCGCAGGAGAAAAGAAGAACGCTTCAAACAAAGGTGTTTTGGAATGTAAGACCACCCAAATGAAAATTTCCTCTGACGATCTGCCGAAGCATTGGTTCTGTCAGGTTCAATATCAACTCGGGGTTGCAGAATTGAAAGAGGGCAGTTTGGCTTGGCTCTGTTCAGGACGTGAGTTCGGCTATAAAGACCTGTCTTTTGTTCCTGACTTCTACGCATGGATAGTTGAAGAAGTTGAAAAGTTTTGGCGTGACAACATTCAGGGGAAGAAAGAACCCGAAGCGACATCGGTTCAAGACATTCTGCTGAAATTCAACCGTCACACGGACGGGAAAATCGTTGAAGTGAATGACGCTATTTTCTCAGACTATCAAAAGTTGAAAGAAGTCAAGAAAGAGATGGATAAACTTGATGAAATCAAGACAGAGTTGGAAGAACGCATTAAACTCGGCTTCGGAGACGCAGAGGCTATCAGCTACGGAGGTCAGACGCTCGCCACATGGAAAGCCCCCAAGCCGTCAATGAAGTTTGATGACAAGGCTTTCAAAGCCGCACACCCTGAAATGGTTTCCGAGTTCTCAAGGGAGGTTCAGGGGGCACGCCGCTTCCTGTTAAAATAAGGTTCAATCAACAAAGAAAGGTCAGACGGTTATGTATATCATTTCAAATAAGCAAATGGAAGATATAATCAGCTATATCGAAGCATGGAAAGACGGGGTTCAGGTTGAAGAAAAGGACACCCGGACTTATAACAAGGTTCGCCTCGCAAATATCCTTGTGAAGAAACTGAAAGCGAAACAGCCGCTTTCAAAGCCTGAACTTTCTGAGAGCCTTAAAAAAAATCTTCGTGATTTGAAGTGAGTACAATGTAATCACTTATCTTTGCAATAACCGAAATGAAAAGACAGTTAAACAACGATATAAACTCCGTACATGGGTTGAACATCCGAAAGGTTTTCAAACGCTTGCTGTTATGCGTGGTTAGCCCTAAATACGGAGTTTTATTCTCTCAAATATGATAACACTCAGAGAAAACCAAACAGAGCCGATAAACAAGGCTATTCAGTTCTTCACGGAAAAGAAACCGAAGCCGAGTTTGATTGTTCTCCCGACCGCTTGGGGGAAATCAATACTGACGGCTTTTGTCGCAAAGAACAGCAACGATAAAATGATTGTTCTTCAACCCTCGAAAGAGTTGCTCGAACAAAACTATTTGAAATATTGCTCGCTATGCGGGGATTTCGCCTTGAATGCGGGGATTTACAGCGCAAGTTTCGGGCGAAAGGACATCGCCCATATAACTTACGCCACGATAGGCTCAATAAAGAGCCTCGGGGCTAAATTCAAGTCTCTCGGGTTTACAAAAATGTTGATTGATGAAGCGCACCTTTATCCCCGTGAGGCTAACAGTATGCTCGGACGTTTCCTGAAAGAAAGCGGCATAACCCACGTTCTCGGAATCACGGCTACCCCCGTGAAGCTGCAAACGAACCGGGATAAGGACGGGCAGAACTTCTCAAAACTTGTCATGCTGACCTCCCGTTCAAAGAAAGGCAACTTCTTCAAAGACATCATTCATGTCGGGCAGGTGGCTGAAATGGTTCGCCTCGGCTTTTGGTCTCCGCTTCAATATGAGACAGCGGGATTCGACAGCAGTCTTCTTGTCTTCAACAGTTCAAAATCTGAATACACGGAAGAAAGCGTTCAGCGGGCGTATGATGCGAACGGAGGATCTGAACAGATTGTTCAAGCCCTTGACAGACATTCAGACCGCCGCCATATTCTTGTCTTCGTTCCCTCTGTTGAGGACGCCATAACGCTTTCAAAGAAATACCCAAACTCAGCCGTGATTTACGGGGAAATGGATAAGACGGAACGTTCTCAGGTCATCGCACGTTTCAGGGCGGGCGAAATACGGGTCATATTTAACGTCAGAGTGCTTTCGACAGGCTTTGACTATACAGGTATCGACTGCATCGTTTTAGGCGTTTCTACGGCTTCTATCGCCTTGTATTATCAGATTATCGGACGTGCGACACGTATTGACCCCGAGAAAACGGACGCTTTGATTGTTGACCTCGGCGGCAATGTTGAACGTTTCGGGCGTGTTGAAGACATCACGTTTGAGCAGGGTAAAATGTGGCGAATGTTCGGAACGGGCGGGCGGCTTCTGTCAGGCATACCCATTTCGGACATCGGTCATTACACCCGTGAAGACACACGGGCGATAGACGCTCGGGCAGAAGCCCCGATTGAAATCATGCCTTTCGGCAAATATAAGGGGAACAGAATAGCGGACATTCCCCTTGATTACCGTCAATGGATGATACGCTCCTTTGAATGGAACGCAAGGAACGAGAAACTCCGCAAATCAATTCTTACAACCCTATAAATCCATCAGGCTATGGCAAGACCGAAAAAACAAACCGTTGATTATTTCCCGCACTTCGTCAAGGGCGGGCGCACGATTTTCATCCTTGAAAATAAGTTCGGGAATGACGGATATGCGTTTTGGTTCAAACTCCTTGAAATTCTCGGGGAAAGTGAGGGGCATTTCTATGATTGTTCAAACGCTTCAAATTGGGAGTATCTTCTTGCCAAAACACGTGTCACAGAGGAAAAGGCGAAAGACATTATCAACGTCTTGATAAATCTAAACAAAATTGACATTGAGCTATGGAACGAACATCGTGTTTTATGGATTGCGAATTTTGTCAGAAACCTTTCAGATGTTTACAGAACCCGTAACACCAACCTCCCGTCAAAACCCAGTTTTGAAGACAAGAAACAGCCTGAACAGAAAGTTTCTTCCGAGAAAACACAGGATGAAGAACGGTTTTCTGCGCAAGAAACCCCTAAAGGAGAGGAAAGCAAAGAAAAGGAGAGCAAAGAAAAATATCCTTATCAGGATATATGCGCCTTGTGGAACTCAATCTGTGTATCTCTGCCGAAAGTTCAAAAACTCAATGACAACAGGCGAGCAAAAATAAAATGCCGCTGTGACGAATGGGGCAAAAGCCGTGAGACTTGGCTACAGACCGCAGAAGACATCTTCAAGCGTGTTCAAGCATCCGACTTCCTGACCGGGCGGCAATCCAACAAAAGGGCGTGGACGGCGACATTCGATTGGATTTTTGAGAACGGTTCAAACTGGATAAAGGTTCAGGAGGGCAACTACGACAACGATAAAGGCAGCGGCGTTCAGAACGGTTCAAAAGTCACAAAGGTTCAACTCGGTGTCGGCGAGTTCTATGACAACTCAGGGCACAGAACATACGGTTCAGGCAAGGCGATAATACCTCCTACAGCCCCACCCCGTCCGTCTGACAGACACGCTTGGGATTCATCATCAAACACTTGGATTTTATTATGAGCATAAATTGGGAAAAATACGGGATAAAAGCCCCATACGGGCGTTCAGGGAACAGAAAGGTTTTCTGCCCACAGTGCCATGACCAGCGTCACGACAAACGTGACAAAAGTCTCTCTATCAACCTTGAAACAGGCGAGTTCAACTGTCATTACTGCGGTTTCTCGGGCTGTGCAGCGGAAAAAGAGCCTTGGGAAAAAGAAGACCGCCCGTGGCGCAACGCCGCCCCCATACGCCGCGAGAAACCCGTTTACAAGAAACCCGCCCCACGTCAGGACTGTTTTTCAATCTCTGGGAAAGCCCTTGAATGGTTCAAGGGGCGTGGCATCAGCGAAAAGACCCTGACGGCGATGAAAGTAACCGAGGGGCTTGAATGGATGCCGCAGAAGAACGGCAAAGCGAACACGGTTCAGTTTAACTACTACCATAACGGGGAACTTGTCAACACGAAATTCAGAACGGGAGACAAATGTTTCAAACTCTGTTCAGGCGCAGAACTTCTCCCGTACGGGATTGACAACATCAAAGGTACGAAAGAATGTATCATCACAGAGGGCGAAATGGACGCCCTGTCATTCTTTGAATGCGGACGGACAGATGTTGTCAGCGTTCCGAACGGGGCGAACTCAAACCTTGACTACCTCGATGACTATCTCGAAGAATACTTTGATGACAAAGAGACAATATACATCGCATCTGACACGGACACGAAAGGCGTTGTTCTGAAAGAAGAACTGATAAGGCGTTTCGGGGCTGAACGCTGCCGGATAATTGAATACGGGGACGGGTGCAAAGACGCTAACGAACACCTGCAGAAGTACGGGCGTGAAAGTCTTCTGAAATGTATCGCTGACGCTCCCGAGATAAAGATTGAGGGCGTTTTCACGCTGTCAGACTTTGAACAATCCCTTGACGCTCTGTTTGAGCATGGCTTGCAGAAAGGGGTAACAATCGGGCATGACAACTTCGACCGATTGTGCTCTTTTGAAACAAAGCGTCTGTGTATCATCACGGGCGTTCCGAGTTCGGGTAAGTCTGAATTTATTGACGAGATTGCAGAACGATTGAATATTCGTTATGGCTGGCGTTTCGCTTATTTCAGCCCGGAGAACGCCCCGCTGGAATATCACGCTTCAAAACTGATTGAGAAGTTCACGGGCAAACAGTTTGACAAAGAACACCTGACATACGGGGAGTACAAACAAGTGAAACAACACCTTGAAACAAATTTCTTTTTCATATCCCCGAAAAGCGATTTCAGGGTTGACGCTATTCTCGAAAGGGCGAAATTCCTTGTCAGACGCAAGGGTATTAAAGTTCTCGTTATTGACCCGTATAACAGGCTTGAAGATGAAAGCGAGGGCAAGAACGAGACGAAATACATATCAAGGCTGCTTGACAAACTGACAAACTTCGCACAGCTGCATGATGTGTTGGTTATCCTTATGGCGCACCCAACAAAGATGCAGAAGAACAAAGACGGTGAGCCTGAGATACCGACACTTTATGACATCAGCGGCTCAGCGAACTTCTACAACAAGGCTGATTTCGGTATTGTCGTTCACAGAAACCGACTTGAAAACACGGTTGAAATCTACGTGAAGAAAGTGAAGTTCAGACACCTCGGAGAGTGCGGAATGGCTCTGTTCAAATATAACCTGAACAACGGGCGTTACAGCCCCTTTGTCAACGGCACAGAACCCGTTTGGGATAACAGCAACCATTTACAGGAAGAAATCAAACGGCGTGAGCAGGAAGCCTTTGAAGCCTCTCAATTCAACTGGGATGACTTTCAGCCATCCGATGAAGAATGCCCGTTTTAATCATTTGAGTTATGAAGTGCCATTATATCTACACGGAAACAGGCGAAAAGGTTTTGATACCCGGCTGTATGGGTACG